AACGTCCTCCGGCTCGCTTTGTGCAGGTGTAGCAGCCTCAAAGGTTGGTCGGCTGGATTCCCACGATGCAATTACGCTATTCAGTGTTTCTTCGCTGAAATCTTCGTGACCCTTCAAACCGATTTCGGTAGCCTTCTCAACGAGGGCTACTCTATCTGCCTCGGCTCGGCTCGCATCTCGCGCTTCATATTCAGCAATAGCGGCGTCACGTAGGACCATATCGGCCTTTAGGGATTCGATTTCAGATGATAGGGTATCTATCTCGCTGTCATCTTCAGTTTGAACATTCTCGTCCGTCATTTTACTCGACTCCTGTGTCAGTAATTCTTCTGAAGGCCTCGACTCATAGTTAAGGGTTTCTTCGGCCTCCACTTCTTTGTCCTCCGAAGCCTCAATACGCTCAACGGTTTCGATGTTAGCGCGAGGATAGGCGGGTTTGTGAACAATAGCAAGATGGTCGAAGGTGAAATCGGAGCCAAAAATGACTCCATCATCACTTTCAGCCGTAGGGACACCATATCCACCAATAGAAACACCGTAATTTTCCCGAGTCCATAGGCCGGATTCAAGGGATTCAAACAATTCTGTTCTCATAATGTGTGCTTTGTAGCGAACATTCCATCCACCGGGAACGTCCTCTATGGTAGCCTCCTTGATTACGCCCACAACGGCTTCTTCAACGCCACCATCCATGTTACGAGAAAATCCGGGGCTATGTTCATCAGGTGATGGGTGCTTTAGGGTAACATCGGCTCCAATCATCTGCTGCATCACCTGTTCCGCGCCCGCACGTGAGAGGGACCACTTATTTTTATTGTAGCCTTCATGGAATGCGATTCCGGTAATCTCGATTAAGGTATTGCCGGTTTCAGCCTCCACATACGCGCATATATCATCAATGTCCAATTCGATAGTAACGGATATTGGTTTACAATAACCATCTTGCATGGATTGGCCCGGAGGGCAGGTAGCAGCCTCCTTGAAATCATGCCCCTCATGTGCAATCATACATTCATCTTCAGAATATCCGGCATCCATACAGCGAGCCATGTATTCTTCATGGCTTTCATCTGCAAGAGGCTCGGGTTCTGCTGCAACCTTTTCTTGAGTGCAACAATCTCCCCCGCAAGCGCAAGTCATAGTATCACCATTATGGGCTTTAGAGAAGTCTGACTTTTCAACCTTTGCCGACCATAGTGAATTACATACAGCAAAACGCTGGTCTTGATTTGGGTATTTTTGTCGAGTTTCACCGTGACTCATACATCGGGATATGAAGTCGTCTTTAGACTCATCGGGGGTAGGTTTCGGCATACTGTTACCTCAATGGTCGTCGCCCCACCTAACTTCTCCATTCGGCCTCGGGCCGGAATAAACAAAACGACATTTATAGCACCACTCTCTATTATCATGGGGGATTCTTTGTTTGCAGGTTAATTCGGAAATCTTAAGGTCCACAATTTCACACATTATTCATCCCTCGCTTTGATAGGGATATTGTAATACGTTTTTTCACCACCTATTGAGCCATCCTCACGAATCAAATAGATAAAAAGGTCATAAGAGTTGTTAGTAAAATTACTAAGAGTTAGAGTATATTCATCCCATTCTTCTCCGGTAATGTTGTAATATCCCTGTGTCCAATTGAATGGGCCTTCACTATTAGACCAATTGGTTCCGTTTGTCCACGCCAAGAATTGCACTTGCATATTCTCGGTTATATTACCGTTACGACAATCAATATCAAAAGTGGCCTCAACTGTGGTATTATTTGCATCAACGTAGTTAGCCGATACAGAATAGAAGAATGGGTCACAATCCTCGGGGTCATACTCACAGGAGCCATCATCTTCTTCTGCTTCGGAATCATAATTGTTAGCCGTGTCATCTGTGCATCCTTTAATGGGTTCGGGGTCATATTCACAGGAGTCGTCATCTTCTTCTGCGTATTCATCGTAATTATTGGCTTCGGTGTCTGTGCAGCCCATTATGGGGTCGGGTGGATAGTTACAGGTGCCATCGTCGTCTGTGGCGTATTCATCGTAATTTTCTGCGCTGTAATCGGTGCATCCCCAAATAACGTAGGGGCCATTTTCCTCCCAAGCCCAATCATCACCTTCACCTATTGGTGTCAAGTCAATTGCCCCACTCAATTCGGCCCAACCCGAACCGATTATGAGTAATAGAGGGATAAGAGTAGTTATCAGTGTTTGTAGTTTTCTCACTGTGGTTGTAGTATCATCCAAAAGGTTATGAATTGTATGACTTTCATTACAGGAGTCGTCATCAAGGGTTGAATCATTCATTATCACCATCCTCCTTTACATCATGCTCCTGTTCGTTTTGGCGCGGTAATTCTCCTAATTCTGTTTGGCCCTCATCCTTGCGTTCATTCCCAAGTGGGCCTATCTCGGGATATTCCAAGATAGTGAGTGTCTGATTAAGTGTTATGACGCCAGCGTCGTAGCCCATGACAGCCCTTCGCATTTTATCAAAGCGGGACTCATCCTCAATGGGTTGGAAAACGAGGCGGGGTATTTGTCGAGGTTCAGCCTCAATCCCAATAAGGTCAAGATGACGCATGAATAGGTCTTGAATGGATTGCTCCACAACGGCTTGAAGTCGGCGTATAGCGTTTACAGACCACATATTCGCATTAAACGTGGCTGCGAACGTGGAACCGCGTTCTTGGCCGGCCGCCACACGCGGAACATTGAGAACGGCGGATATATCAGCATTTACGGAATCCAAGAAGTCGGAATTGTCCGGTATCGAGTTTTTCAAGTCAATGTGGTGCATTTCCACGAAATGTGGAAGAATGGGTATTTGGTCGCCACGTAGCCCCTCAAGAAGTTTAGCGACTTCATCCATAATGTGAACGAGTCTGTCACGCTGTTCGTCCGGGTCGGTAATATGCTCAATGGCTTCAGAACCGATAGTAACGAATTGTTTGGTTAGTGAGTCCTCAAGGGATATTCTATTGTTAATGGAATTGTATTTGGCCCGAATGGGTTGTTTGAGGGATGAGAAGCGGGATGCGCCCCATACACCGTATGTCCAACGCAATTTCTTATCACGGAACCAATTTGACCGATAATCAATCTTTACGTGGAGGATTTCTTTATCGGGGAAGGTTAGGGGGTCGCGCCCGCCTTCGCGTAGTAGGTAAAATTGGGGAGCCATTACGGGATTGTCCTTATCGGCTGCAAACGGGGGATTACGCTCATCCACGATAGTAACTTGAGTTACGGGTAGGCTTTGGACCTCGGTAATACCTGTTCCGGCTTTACCAATCAGTTTGTTAATGTCGTTACCATATACCATGAGGTTACGCATAGCCCCAATTAGTATGTCATCGAAGTCTAAATGGTCTAATAGGGTGCGAATAGCCTCTCTAATAACCTCATTCTTGCCGGGTCGGTAGTCAATAGACCAATTATTTGCCGTTAGGCTAACTGAACGGACAGCACCGTTCAATTCGGGGTCAAAACGGACCATATCGTCATACAGGTCGAAAACGGTATCATAAGAGGCATCCTTGCGAAACTCCTCGCTCTCATCCACTATGGCTGGAATGCCTGTTGCGGCTGAAAACGGACTCGGGTGCTTTATGCGTCTGCCCGTAGCCGTAGCAATCGGGTAATGTAGTGTTTGGTTGTTTGTGGGGCAAGTGCGTTTGTTGTGGCCGCCTTCTCCACACTTTCGACAGGTTTGAACCATGTTTCAACCCACTTATGTGCTGATACTTTAATCTAACCACGAAAATACACGAATCTTCCACCCGGTAATCCGCCTTTGCCCGATTTTTCTCCTTTCCACTTGGACATAGTAGTGGTTCCCGTCACCATAGGTGCTGACAGGTCTTTGAATGAAAATTGGTCTATTGCGTGAGCGAGAGCCATCACGGTATCGTTATGCCGGCCAATATCTGTAATATCACCCGCTTTCCATACGTGGTTTTCTAATTCATCGAGTATTATCTCCATTGTGCGGCGGGTTTTATCGTCGCCGTAGGGAATCTGAATCTTCTCCTGTTCAAACCATACACGAAGTCTGTTCAATAGGGCTTGCTTTAGCCCCTTATTACTAACCTTTGACGGTCTGAAGTCCACTGTTACCCCCTGCTGGTTAATTAGCGAGGCGTATAGTCGCTGAAAGCCCACATCTTCAGATGCGAACATCGGCATTTTGTAGGATTGACACCATCTGATGATTTCTTCGACCTGTTTGGCCGGAGGGAAGTCATTACGTCGCCACATATTCACAATATGGATATTGCCCTTTGGGTCTTGGCGAACTACCATCATTACAGAATAGTCCTGTTTCAAACCGTGTGAT